TGTCTAACGACATTTATCACAACATACGTTAGAACTTCCCGCTAGTAAAAGACTAGTATGCTTACACATACAGAGTACAAAACGACAAAATACACAAGCAAAACTGTGATCCATTTGTTCGCCACGCTCTCAAAAAGCAGAACCCCTACATTTACGAAGCTATCAAAGGATACACCAAAAGAGTAGACGTTAATATTGGACTTGAGAACATCTTGAAATTCAAGAAGCACAATCACGACAAACCAACTGACCCTCTATTTTTACATCATTATGATTTAGCAATCAAAAGAACGATATAATAACTCAACTTTTAGGTACCTTTAGCAAGCAATGAAGATGTTTTCGACAATTTCGACAACCTCAACACTGCCGCAGGATTCTCATTCCCAGGATTGAAAAAACGTGATGTTATGGAACCTTGTTTCCTCATGTCAAGAAATATGATGCACCGTCTCAAATACGGTTATGCAATATACCAACCACCCATGAAACTCGCTTTTCGTGGTCACTTATCTCCAGTTGACGAACTGAAGGTCAGACCGGTTTGGGTTTAACCATTTGAAACTCTTGTTCTAGAAGCCGTCTTCGGATCGAACATTTATGAGAAATTGAAAGAACTCGGAGCGCCTATGCACTTCGGAAAAAACTCGATGCCTCGTTTACACGATCTGATGTCTACGGATATCACGAACATCAACCAATGTACGGTAACATTGGATTGGTCAGCATATGACGCAAATACACCGCAATGGGTTTTAAAAGACGCATTCGATGTACTTGAAACATTAATAGATTTTAATGCAATGTCAGTCACATGTGAAGATCGCACAATTTAGTTTACGGACTAAAAAGCTGCACAATATCGAACCGCTTTTCAGTGGGTTAAATTTAACTTTATGAACACTAAAGTTATGTTGCCAAACGCTGATGTAATTAGATTACACGGATGTATACCATCTGGTTCGTACTTTACATAGTTGATAGGATCTATCATCAATTTAATCGTAACTCGAACTCTCTACTCACTACAAGGAATAGGAATTAATGATCTTAGAGTATTAGGTGATGATTCACTTGCCTTCTTATTTAAGACAGATTTCGAAAGACTATGCACACTAACACTGGTCAAACACGCAAAACAGTTTTTCAACTTTGAATTGAATGAAAAGAAAGTAAAATTCGCTACAGAAACAGGAAAAATTAAGTTTCTAGGCTATGCCATCGACGGATTTACCTTTGTAAGAGAAGACGAAGATTGGTTCAAATCGGTACTTTATAATGAACACAATATAAATACCTTGGATTAATCAAGTTCACGACTTATGGCCGCTTACTTCTTAGGAGGATGTAACTCAGCAGAGTTTACAAAATTCTACAAGTTTTATCAGACATACTGGGACAAATATGACTTTGAAGCAGACTTGGACGCAGAAACGAAGAGAAAGTTTAGATACGCAATCCATTCGAAGATGCCAACAGGTACAAACTCTTTAGAGCCAACCAATTGGATGATTCCATACGCCATGAGCAAAAAGTTGTTTTTGCACGATGATTTTGAAGAAGATTGATTTTGTTTTATTTTCTAAAGATGTA